CGCGTTACTGCTGTCGCCAACCAGGACAGCGTAACGACACGGATCGGGACGCCCAAGACCAGCGCATCTGCAACGTTCGCTGCGAGCCGCCAGAACTCCACGACTACGCGGGGCACTATCTACCGGGAAGACTGATGCGCTGGCTCGTAACTGGTGGGGCAGGCTACATCGGCAGTCATATTGTTCACGCGTTCCTTGCAACCGACATCGAGCCTGTCGTTATCGACGACCTCTCGACCGGGATAAAGTCCCGCATCCCATCCTCTGTCTCGTTAATGGAGGCAGATATTCGCGATCCTGGTGCGCTGTGCGATGCGATGGAGGGATGCGATGGAGTTATCCACCTCGCAGGTCGCAAGTCTGTGGGCGAATCTGTGGATAAACCCCTAGCGTATTGGGACGCGAACCTTGGCGGCACACTCGACATCCTGCGAGCAATGCGTTACTGCAACGTTCCCAGGATTGTGTTCTCTAGTACCGCGAGTATCTATGCAGAGAGTGATGGGCAAGTAACGGAAGATGATTCAGCCGCCCCGATATCGCCATACGGTGCATCAAAACTAGCGGCTGAACGACTCATCGCAGACTACGCGAGAACCGCAGGAGTCAGGTACGCGGTCCTGCGTTACTTTAATGTTGCTGGGTGCATCAACAACGCACTCGGTGATACGAGCGAAGATAACCTTGTCCCGCGTGTGATCCGCGCGCTACTCGCAAACGAGTATCCCGTTATCTTTGGTGACGACTACCCGACAAGTGATGGCACCGCGATACGCGATTATGTCCATGTTGCTGATCTGGCTGAGGCGCACGCTGTTGTGGCTCGTCGTATTGACTCTTTGCCTCGTAGTTCCTACAACCTCGGGACGGGAAGCGGTTCCACGGTCCGCGAGATCATCGACCGCTTGATCGCAGCATCGGGCACGAGCCTTGAACCGAGTATTGTGGGTAGGCGAGCGGGTGATCCGACACGCACCGTCGCTAACGTTAGCGCGATCCATCGCGACACGGGTTGGAAAGCACAACGCACCATCACGGACATAGCGGTCAGCGCGTGGGATGCAGCACTCTCACGGGTGACGCAAACTCATGTATCATAATCTGTGAAGTAGGAGGTGCGGTGTGGCGCGCAAAGCCCCAAAGATGACTGAACTGGTTATCGAAGAGACATCCGGTGTGGATCATCCGGCGCATCTTCACGAGGGCTGGCTCGTCATTAAGGCATCGAATACTGAATCTGTGGCAGATGTGCTCGCCGCTCTGCCCGAACCGTTAGGAGAGAGCATGTCTGAGGACCCCACAGAGGTCACGCAAGAGGCAGACTCCGAGGTTACGCTGGCAGCCGAGGAAGATAAGGCTGACGGCATGGAGCCTGAGTCGAAGCAGATGGAAGAGGAACTCGCGATGGCGCAGGCGCGTATCGCTGAGTTGGAGTCTCGTATTGCAGAACTTGAGGGTTCGGCTGATGAGGACATGATGGAGGAGGCCGCTGACGATGTGGTGGCGCTCGCGAAGTCTGCACCTGAGCCGATCCGCAAGGCGATGGAGGAATTGGTTAAGGCTAAGGCCGAGGCTGAGTCCACCCTGGCGAAGGAGCGCGAGGATCGCGCTGACGCCGACGCCATCACTAAGGCGCGTGGAGCATACAAGCATCTCGCGCTGGAGGCAGAGAAGGTTGGCCCTGCGCTCCGTCGTCTCGCAGCGATTGACGCTGATCTGGCGAAGAGCGTTGAGGATGCCCTTGCTTCTGCTGACGCGCAGAACGAGAGTGCCGATATCTTCACCGAGGTCGGTAAGGGCTTCGTCCCTGCTGGTGACGCGATCAACAAGATGACTTCCTTGGCTAAGGCAGCGGTAGCCGAGGGTAAGGCCGCGACCGTGGAGCAGGCTATGGCTCAGGTAGCAATTGACAACCCTGCCCTTTACAACGATTACCTGAGTGAGAGAGGAGCCTGAGAATGGCTTTCGAGTTCTCTAACGCCGCAGTTAAGACCACGTTCGTCGCTGGTGCGGATCTGTCGGCTTTGCAGTACCACTTCGTGAAGATCAGTAATGGTGATGGATCGGTTGTTGCCGTTAACGGCGCTACTGATCGTCCCATCGGTGTCCTCCAGAACGCTCCGACCACTGGTCAGGCTGCGGAGGTTACCATCGTCGGCGGCACCAAGATCGCTTGTGGCGGCTCCGCTTCCTTCGGGCAGCCGCTCTTCGCTTCGGCTTCCGCTACTGCCGTTACGCTTGCGTTCGGTACGACCGCTTCAGCCGCGTTCAGCGTCGGCACGTTCATTGAGAACGCTGCTGCTGGCTCTGACGTTGCTGCCGTCATTGACTGCGCCAACGCTGCGCGTGGACTCTAAGGAGAGTTGAACAATGCCACAGCCCACTAGCAGTCAGGTCCATGTTGACGCAATCCTGACTAACATCTCCGTTGCTTACCTTCAGCGTGCGGAGTCTTTTATCGCTGACAAGGTGTTCCCGGTTGTTCCCGTGGACAAGCAGTCGGACAAGTACTTCGTCTACTCCAAGAATGACTGGCTTCGTGATGAGGCTCGCGTTCGTGCGGATGGCACGGAGTCTGTCGGTTCCGGTTACAACATCACGACGGATAACTACTACGCAGACGTCTTCGCGATCCACAAGGACATCGGCGATCAGACCCGCGCCAATGCGGATGCCCCGATCAACGTGGACCGTGAGGCTGCGGAGTTCATTACGCACCGACTCCTTACGCGTCGCGAGATCCAGTTCGTGACCGACTTCATGACGACTGGCAAGTGGTCGAAGGACATCACTGGTGTCGCTGCTTCCCCCACCACGAACCAGACCATCCAGTGGAGCGACTACACCAACTCCGATCCGATCGAGGACATTGAGGCTGGCAAGGCTTCTATCCTCAGCACGACGGGCCTGGAGGCCAACACCCTCGTTCTCGGATACGACGTCTTCCGTCGCCTGAAGAACCACCCGGATCTCGTGGACCGCATCAAGTACACGAGTTCGCAGACGATCACGGAGGACATGCTCGCTCGCATGTTCGACATCGAGCGCGTGCTGGTGTCCAAGTCCGTGAAGGCAACGAACGCGGAGGGCGCAACTGGCGCTTACGCGTTCACCACGGGCAAGACGGCGCTCCTCGCGCACGTTGCCCCGAATCCCGGCATCCTTACCCCGTCTGCTGGCTACACGTTTTCGTGGACTGGTGTGTCGCAGGGTATGGGCCTGACGATCGGTACGTCTTCGTTCCGCCTGGAGTCGCTGCGCGCGACCCGCGTGGAGGCTGAGTTGGCGTTCGACAACAAGGTCGTTGCGCAGGATCTCGGCTACTTCTGGAACACCATCGTCGCCTGATCCGGTATCCATAACTGAATAGCGCGGGAGCGGGATCACCTACACAATGGGTGGTCCCGCTTTCGGCTATCTACTGCCGGATTGCGATTAAACTAGAAGCGGGAGGTCAGTCATGGCTTGGAGTTATTCCGGGAATCCTGGTGCGTCGAATCTGGACCATATCCGATTCTTGATTCAGGACACGGATACGGCAGATCAACTCTTCAGTAATGAGGAACTGACGTACCTGTTCACCTCGTACGGTGATGCGTATTCTGCTGCGATCGCTGCTGTTACCACGCTGATCGCTAAGGGTGCGCGGGTCCAGGAAGAGTCGAAGACGGTCGCTGACCTTTCCCTGTCCATCCGTTCGGGAGCGCGTGTATCCCAATGGGAGGCACTCCTGAAGCACCTGAAGGCTGAACGCTTCCGCCTTTACCCTGCGCCGCCAGTCATCAACCTGAACGCTATCGTTCCTACGGTGGAGCGCGTAGAAGAGGACGAGTCCACAGACTTTGTTATCGGGCAGATGGATAACCGCACATGAGCATAGAGCGGAACTTCCTGGAGTTGTTCTCGCAGCGCGTCACGCTTTACCCGTCGTCCTCTATGGATAAGTACGGGAAGCGGACGTTCTCCGCATCAGCGAGTGTGACAGCGTGCGCTCATTACGTCAGCGAGACGACGCTGCTTCGCACGCCTGATGGTCGCGATGTGGTTGAGGATGGGCGCTTCTACCTGTATGGAGTTTTCCCGGTGACGACGGATTACAAGATCCGCCTGGAAGACGGTAGCGAGCCGATCATCATCGGTGTGGATACTCCTTACGATCAGGCTGGCGCACACCATACGGTCGTGAGGGTTGGTAAGGGCTAATGGCGCGGGTCGGCGTTCAGTTGAAAGGCATGGCGGATCTGATCCGCGCTGTCAATCGTTACCAGGGTTTGCGTCCCGTGCTGGAGAAGGCTGTCTTCACAGAGGCGAACACGGTGCTGAACGAGTCGAAGAAGATCGTCCCTGTGGCGACAGGTAATTTGCGAGCGTCTGGGCGAGTGGAACCACCTAAGTCCACGGATACGGAGACGGTGGTGGATGTAACGTACGGTGGCGCTGCTGCACCGTATG